AGGATATTATGACCATCAACTTACAGAAGCAGAGTATCAAGGTAAGAAAGTCACATTAAATGACCCTATAAGGACTTCTGAAAACCCTAACAAGAAGTTTAAAGTATATGTGAAGAATGAGAAGGGTAAGGTTGTGGTAGTTCGATTTGGAGACCCTAACATGGGTATAAATCGTGATAATGCAGAAAGAAGAAAGTCATTCAGAGCAAGACATAATTGTGCTGACCCTGGCCCTAAATGGAAAGCAAGATATTGGTCATGTTATCAGTGGAGAGCAAGTGCAAAAGTGGATAACTAAAATTTGGGAATGGATTAAGTTTGCATTTTGGTGGTTCATAGACCTATTCAGAACAAGATATGAAGTAACAGTATCATTCAATAAAGAATGGGGTGATGCAGATGACAGGTCTTATATTGCAAAAAAGATTTTAGTTCAAAAAGAAAAACATCTAAAATTTAGAAATGATGATAATGAAATAGTAGAATATAGAAGTGCAGCTGGGTTGAACTATATAATAAGGGAGTTATAAAAATGTCAGTAGAAAAAATAATTGCAGACCATCTTAACAAGGATATATCAGAAGTTACAGACGATAAACATATCGTTGACGATTTAGGTGCAGACTCTTTACACATTGTAGAGTTAGTCATGCAGTTTGAGAATGAATTTGATATTGAAATCCCAGATGATGATGCAGAATCACTATTAACTGTTGGTGATGTAAAACAGTATATACAGGATAACTCATGAATCAGATGTTAATTGGAATTATATTGGTATTAGGATTAGGTTCTTATTACCTCTATAACCAAAACCAAGTCCTCAGTGCAAATAATCTTGCACTTGAAGGTGCAATCGTAGAACAACAAGCAGCCATGGATGCAATGAAAGAATCCTTTGAGAAACAAGGTAAATCATTACAGAACATGATGAGAAAGAATGCTCAGATTGAACAAGAAATGAATTCATATCTGGATATTTTTAGAAGACATAATTTAAACCAACTTGCAGTTGCAAAGCCAGGAATGATTGAAAAGAGAGTAAACAATGCAACTAAACAAGTATTTGAGAGTATAGAAAATGATAGCAAAGAATTGGACTCGTTGGACGACCCTACTTCTGATATCAACCCTAACAATTAGTGGTTGTTCGTTAATACCTAACAAGAAAGTAGAAATAGTTTCCAAACCCTTAGAGATTGATATAATTCAACCTACGATGCCTAGGAATATTGATTTGAAAGAACCAAAGTTCTATGTGGTATCAGAAGCAAGGATAGCTAACCCATGCATCAAAAACGAAGAAGGAAAAAGAGATTGCTCTTTAGGCAAAGAAAATCCAGATTGGCCAGAAGGTTATACATACTTAGACAGATTTCTGGACGACATGAAAAAGATGAACAGTGGTGATGTTGTCTTTGTTGCAATGTCAATCGGTGATTATGAACTCATGTCATATAACATGCAAGAACTACGAAGATACATTAGAGAAGTACAAGAAGTTGTAGTTTACTACAGAAATGTAACCATCAAGAATCCAGATGGTTCTACCTCAGAAGGACAAGCTGCAGTCATATCCAAACAATAAAACCAATGTCTAGATATTCGTAAGAGAGAACGAATATTACCTTGACAAATCCCAGACTTATAGTATTATAGATATATGTCTTTGTGGATTGATAAAAAGTACCTTAAACTGGTATCTCCTCGGTTGAGGAATGTGAAATGGAAGGATGATAAACTCCTTAATCATTCATGTCCATATTGTGGAGATAGTTCCAAGAATCAATTAAAAGCACGAGGTTATCACTTTGTGCATAAGGATACTTATGTCTATAAGTGTCATAATTGTGGTCATTCGACCAATGTAGGTATCTTTCTAAAAGACCAAGATGAAATGTTGTATAAACAATGGGTCATGGAGAAGTTCGGTAAGAAGAATGATACCAGACCAGTTGCACAACAGAACTTTACTTTTGAACCACCAAAGTTCAAATCTAATCCACTTGCAAAGTATCCTAAAGCAGAAGATGTTCCACTATGTGTTGACTATTTAACTGCAAGAGAGATACCCTATGAACATTGGAAAGATTTTTATTTTGTGGAGAAAGCACAAAGTCTAAGTTCAATAAATTATAAGTATAATAAGAGAGTTTTAGGAAACGACCCAAGACTAGTTCTACCCTTCTATGATAGACAGAAAAATCTCATAGGATTGACTGGTAGGGCATTAAATGATTCACAACTGAGATATTTAACACTACGATTCGATGAAGAAAAACCACTTATTTTCAATCTCGACAAAGTTGATTTCAACCAACCTCTTTATGTTGTTGAAGGGCCAATTGACTCTTTATTTCTGCCCAACTGCATTGCAGTCGGTGGGTCAGACTTTTCCAAGGTAACAAACGAAATAAGTAAGAGTAATTCAACTCTTATCTTTGACAACGAACCTCGGAATAAAGAAATCATCAAGAAGATGAGGTCTATGGGTGACCAAGGATACAAAGTTTGTGTTTGGCCAGAGACGATAAAAGAAAAAGATATTAATGATATGGTACTCAATCAGATACCAAATATCATCGATGTGATTAATAACAATACACTGCAAGGTTTGTCACTAAATCTTGCAATTAATAACTGGAGTAAAGTATAGTGAATGGAAATGGATTGAGTATCGTAAAGAGGGATGGGTCAAAAGAAAGTTTAAATTTAGAAAAAATCCATAAGATGGTAGAAGCTGCATGTGATGGTATCAATGGAGTATCTGCATCACAGGTAGAAATGAGTGCAAACTTGTCGTTCTATGATGGAATGACAACACAGGAGATACAGGATACACTAATCAAATCTTCATCTGATTTGATATCTCTTGATGCACCAAACTACCAATATGTTGCATCAAGATTGCTATTGTTTGCAATTCGTAAAGATGTATTTAATACCAAATGGAAAGATAGTGAAATTTATCCACCTCTAAAAGACATTGTAGAAAGAAACATAGAGTATGGTGTATATGATAAAGATTTAATAAGTTATTATGACGATGATGAATGGGATAAACTAAACTCATATCTGAATCATAACAGAGACATGATGTTTGCATACGCAGGTCTCCAACAGGTAGTGGACAAGTATCTTGTACAAGACAGGTCATCTGGTAAGTTGTATGAGACACCACAGTTCATGTATATTTTGATTAGTGCAGTTCTATTTAAGGACTACCCTAAAGAAACGAGGTTAAATTATGTTAAAAGATATTATGATGCAATTTCGCAGTTTAAAATCAACATACCTACCCCAGTTATGGCAGGGGTTAGAACTCCTCTTAGACAATTTGCTAGTTGTGTTTTGGTGGACTCTGATGATACTCTTCCAAGTATCTTCTCTAGTGATATGGCTATTGGTCGGTATGTTGCACAGAGGGCTGGAATTGGTATTAATGCTGGTAGGATTCGTGGAATCAACTCTAAAATTCGTGGTGGAGAAGTACAGCACACAGGAGTTATACCTTTCCTCAAGAAATTTGAATCCACAGTCAGATGTTGTACACAAAATGGTGTTAGGGGTGGGTCGGCTACTGTCCATTTCCCAATCTGGCATCAAGAGATTGAAGACATTATTGTTCTCAAAAACAACAAAGGAACAGAAGACAACAGGGTTAGAAAACTAGATTATTCAATCCAGTTATCTAAATTATTTTATGAACGATTTATCAACGATGAAGATATCACTTTGTTTAGTCCTCACGATGTGCCTGACCTCTACGATGCATTTGGAGAAGATAAGTTTGATGAACTTTACGAAAAGTACGAGAGAGCATATTCTATCCCTAAAAAGAAAGTAAATGCAAGAACACTGTTTATGGACATGCTCAAGGAAAGAGCAGAAACAGGAAGAATCTATATTCAGAATATAGACCATAGTAATAGTCATAGTTCATTCTTAGATAAGGTGAACATGAGTAATCTATGTCAAGAGATTACATTGCCTACAGACCCAATACAACATATTGATGACCATGCAGGTGAGATTGCATTATGTATCTTGTCTGCTGTCAATGTAGGTTCAATCAAACTAGAAGAGATACCAAACTTAACTGAACTTGCAGTTCGTGGATTAGATGAGTTGATTGAGTATCAAAGATATCCAGTAAAAGCTGCAGAGATATCAACCAAGGCAAGAAGAAGTTTAGGTATTGGATATATCGGACTTGCACATTTCCTTGCAAAGAACAAGGTTAAGTATGATGACCCAGAGGCATATAAGTTAGTACATGAACTTACAGAGAGTTTCCAGTATCATCTATTGATGTCATCTGCTCAACTTGCATCTGAAAAGGGTGCATGTGAATGGTTTGATAGAACAAAGTATTCTAAAGGATTACTACCTATCGATACTTATAAGAAAGATGTTGACGAAATTGTAGATGTAAAGTATAAAGAAGACTGGGAGAAGTTAAGAACAGTCATTAAGGTGCATGGACTAAGACATAGTACTTTATCTGCACAGATGCCCTCAGAGTCCTCTAGTGTCGTTTCTAATGAGACTAATGGTATTGAACCACCTAGAGACTATCTTTCTATCAAAAAGTCTAAGAAAGGGCCTTTAAAACAGATTGTACCATCATATCAAATGTTGCAAAACTTTTACACACTTTTATGGGATATGAAGGACAATGATGGATATATAAAAGTAGTATCTGTAATGCAGAAGTTCTTTGACCAAGGTATCAGTGGTAACTGGTCTTATAACCCAGAAAACTATGATAATAATGAAGTACCATTGTCAGTGATGGCAACAGACCTTCTTAAAACTTATAAATATGGTTGGAAAACTTCTTATTACCAAAACACATATGATATGAAAACCGATGAGGTTGTTGAGGTTCAAGATGAACCACTTCCAGTAGTGGAAGATTTAGATGATGAGGATTGTGACGCATGCGCCATATAAAATTTGCAAGAAGAACTAAAGAAGAAAACATACAAAGAAAAGAAGACAAACAAAAGTTCTACGATAAAAAGAAAGAAGAAATCTTTTCAAAGTATATAAATTATAATGAAGATGCAAGAAAAGAAATTTTCAATCCAGAAACAGACCATCCAGAGGATGCACCAGAGATAACTAAAGAAGGTTATTCGTTTGCAAAGAATAGATTTTTTGTTGCAAGAAACTTTTTTGAGAAAACACATATTGAGTGGACTTCTCATATGTTTAAGTTTCAAGAAACAAGAAAACAATATTATCGTGAAGAACATATCATCGGTGCAAACTTTGATGA